GCTAACNCTAAGGCTCAGGTACTTAATGTATTAACCAAACTGGCAAGGAACGCTTTTCCCATACGGCACAAGCCAACTTCCCCCGCATCGGTGAGACTAGCTAAGAATACGAATGTATCCTTTGTCGACCATCTCACGATGATAGTGTTTATAAACGCGATCTACAGACTGTTTAGACACGAGCTTTCCTTCAAGCTTTTCCCAAAACATACCGACAGTAATCCCGCCTTCAAACACTTCTAGCTCCTCTAAAATATGAAGCATCTGTTTTGGACCTTTATCTGGATACTTAACAAACTCGATCTTCGCGCCGACTTTTAAACGACCCGTAATGCTACGACCCGCTTCAGCTTTTTTTACTTCCGCGATAACTTCAGGTTCCATTATCTTCTTTCCTTTGTGATATTCAGAAGGCCATTTATTACGAGGCCACGTTTTTTGCTCACCAAAGTCATGATCAGGAGACCACATCCATCCGTCTGACGTTGTTTGAATCCAGCCACCCATCTCAACCTCCAGTCTTACTTTCTAAAGAGTTTAGACTAAATATAGTGACGGATAAAGCTCAAAATAATCTATATCGGAAAGTATTTATTGCTCATTGGCTGTACGATATGCAGGTTTTTCTTTGCTCGGGTAATTCCAACATAAAAGACACGGGTATCGTCGTCAGGGTTTTTTTCAAAACTTTTCCAAGTACGGTGGGGAATATCGGTAAGAAGTAAAACGTTGTCTGCTTCGCCGCCTTTAGCTGAATGTATTGTAGAAAGTTTTATACGGGGCTTCTTAGTAATCTTTTCGCCGCGACGTAAAATAGAAAGAATATAACTTCGCTCTTGAACGGATATAGCATCAAACATATCGTGCCATATCTTAGGTTCGCCTAATTCTGCTATTTCTAAGACTTGCGAAAGTGTGAGCCTTTGCGTTGGCTCGAAAGTATCAAAAACCTTCTTCTTCGCGCTCTTAATATACGAGACAGCTGATAGTGCGTCTTCTGGGTACGCAAGATCACCACGTCTTAATCGCTCCCACGCTTGAACTGCGGCAATCTTTTTATCAGAAATAGAGGGATTGCCTTTACGCTCAAAGTATACACCAAGACTTCTACAATGTGCATCAATCTCATTTAATAAATAATTAGACCGTGATAAGATTAACCATTCACCTGTGGATAGGTCGACATGCTCGAAACTTGCTTCGCTGACAACTTGTCCTTCCTCATGCCGAGGATTCCAAGTTTTATCTGTTCGTGTCTTAACACGGCGTATGATGCTGTCAGCTATACGATGAACACTGCGGGGGATGCGATAACTTTGATCCAAGATACGGGCGTTGCCCTTGCTTATCCCGACCAAATGATCTACATCTGCCCCTGCCCATCTAAAAATAGCTTGATCATCATCTCCGGCAATATAGACACGTTGAGAGTTCTCTGCCAACAACTCTACTAAACGCCACTGTAGGGGGCTGAGGTCTTGCGCCTCGTCTACAAACATTACATCTAACTTAGGGGACAACTGTTTTTGAACACATAAGTCCAACATATCTGTGAAGTCATGTAGACCCCTTGAATTCTTAAACTGCTTTAAACCTTTTTGAAACCGCTCTAACGCAAACCAATCAATATCTTCATCGTAATGATCGTGCCACTGTTGTCGTAAAGGCACGCAACGTAATCGAGATAGACCTTCAATAAAACTCAGGCGATCGTCTTTCGATAAAAGAGATATCGCGCCTTCCTCAAGTTTATTAGAACCTGTAAGCCGTAGGCCCATCAAATCGCTGAACTCATAAAGTGTTTGTCCATTTAAGACAGAGCTTCTAGACAGACCTAACATTCGATGACATAAAGAATGAAGTGTTCTAAAATTAGGTAACTCTTTTTGAGTTAGCCCGAAACGCTCCATAGTCCTTTCGCGCCCTTCTTCAGATGCTTTTTTAGTAAATGCAAAATAACCTATACGATCAGGGTGTGTACCACGTTCCATTTCTAATTCAATTAAATTAAGGATCGTTGTTGTTTTGCCTGTTCCTGGAGGGCCAAGGATAATAGACCACGTGCTAGGGTCTCTCATCAAAAAGGCTCCTCTTTCATATCTGGTAAATCAAAACTTCCTTCTTGTAGAGAAAACTCGGGTATGTACCAAACAGTAACACCCTTACCTTTTACATGAAAGAAATGGTGGCCCCCGCCTAACTCACGAATCCGTGCCGCTATATTATTACGACCATAATCACGAAACTGCTGGCGACTAAAATAGTCTAATAAATCTTTTAAACGAAAATGCGTTTTACCCTCTTCTGTCCAAGGTTTACCTAATAATAATTCGTCACGGCTTTGAGCTTGCGCTCGTTCAGTGCAAAACGCTTCTAATAGCTCCATAAACTGACCTTCTACTGAAACGTCCTTTGGAACCTCGATTACAGAAACAGCGTCCAATAACTGCTGTATTATATTTCGCCAATTATTTTGCCTTTGCGTTGGTGGCATAAAATTAAGCGCATCCATACAACGCCGTTGGAACTTAGTTTGGTTTTGTAATTCTTCTGTAGTTAATTCTAAACGATGACCCTCAACATCAAGAAACCAGATCGGAGGTTGAGAATCCTGTTTTTGAAGATTACCAAACTGAGGCATACCGCCTGAGCTACCTACGCCATACTCACAAGTTCGGCATACTGCAGAATTACAAAACGCGGCGATAGGCTGGTCATTGCACTTGTAGTGGTAATCTTTATTATTCAAGGCGCGAATAACTGTTAAGACTTCTTGCGCACCTAACGGTGGCTTCATGAACTTGAAGTTAAATTCTTCAATCTTACGTTCCCATGTATCTTGAAACTTTTTACGAACAAAAACTCCTAGATCAAATAATCCGTTATTACGAGTACCTTCTGGAAAGCCCATCGTACAAAGAGCTTTTAAACAGGGCGGTGCGCCTTCAAGATCAGGATCAGTCTCAGCGTCATTAACTGCTTTAGCTGTTAAATTTTCTAACTCTCGCCGAGTAATCATTTTACTCTTAACGTGAGCTATAAATTCTTCTAAATCTAAGATTCCTTCGCCTTGGTCATTATGACAATACCTAGTCGATGTATTACCACCGAAGTACGGCATATTTAAAATATTACCACGATCACCTTTTTCTAAAAGGAGCTTCGTTTGTTTTGGAAATATCTCAGCGGTGCCATAACCAAGAGCAGATGCTATTTCTTTCAATTTACCCTGCATAACAGAAGCGGGTACAGGTTCTTTCACAAAACAATAAACATGTGCTCCGCCCGATTTAGAGCGAGCAATAACGAAAGGTAATTCATTTCGTCGAACTAACCGTTCAACAAGTTCATCAAGTTTTAAAGGGTAGACATCAATATCTATTGCCCCCCATACGCAAGAATTATTCTCACGAATAGGAACAATGCCAACCGACTCTTTCCCCTCTAAATGATTAGTCCATAATTCTATTAATTTTTCATCACTTATATCTTCCGATATAACTCGGTACTGACCTTTTTGTTTTCCTGGACCATTATCTTCATTCGGGCGATAACAACCATAGGCTAGTCGTAAACCAGCAAATAACTGAGCAAAATCTTGGGCAAGGGTACTCATACTTTATCCTTTCTAACAGTGTACATTAAGGGGGAATGGCGTACATCCCCCCTTAGTTTTATTTAGAAAGGAACTTCGTCGTTCAAATCTTGCTTACTTTGCTCAGTAGCTTCCTCGTCCGGAGATTTAACTTGTACGTCTCCAGCCTTAATCTTACTGAGGAATTTAGCACCTTCTTTAGCCATAGCACCGTTAGTCGTTGGGCCTTCTAAACCGATAGACCAACCCATCCAAGAACCACGGTCGTTTTGTTCTTGAACCGTTTTCAAACGATATTTAAACATGAACATGGGTGCGTCTTGTGTTACACCAGCACTATTAACAACACGCTGTTGTAACATTTGAGCGAGCCACTTACGAGCTTTACCCAACTGCGTAGAAGTCATAGCTATTACAGCTTGTGACCACTCGGTTTCGTCCTCGTTACAAACCATAACAAAAAACTGTGCGGTCTCTGCGATGTAATTACCGTTTGATAACACCATCTGACCACGGTCGTTTTTTGTGCACTGCGCAAGAATATCACGAGAATCGTGTTCGTTTACTTTGCCACCGCCCGTTTCTCGGGGTGCCCACTCAAGGTATTTTTTATTGTAATAACACGGCACTACAACAATACCTTCGTCGCCATCAGTAGCTGTGTTAAGAACAGAATTATAGATATTACCCTGCTCCGCGCCTTTGATATATTTACCGTCATTTTTATTCAACTGTGGGCTAAGAGCCTGTAGAATTTGGACGAAGGGAATAGATACATCATCGGGTGTTACTTCTTCTAAACCAGTTCCATAAGCTAACAGTTCATCGTCTACAATTGCGACTGCGCCGCCTTCTGCTTTTACAGCAACTTCAGTAATTTTCGCCATGGTAATCCTCCTATTTAGCGATTTTAGATTTGAAGCCTGAATACAAACCAAATAAGTCCACAGGTATATCTGTGCCCTTTTCGATTTGTTCTTTGGCAAATGCCCTCAGGGTCGAGTGGTGTACCGCTTCTTTGGTGTCGATTTTGATACCTTTAGCTTGCAGTGCTTCTACCGCCAGCTTCCATTTATCGTCATCTTTACCAAATTTAGCCGTTACCTCACGTTTAATAATGTCACCAAAACCATGGTCAACGAGCCACGAATGGGCCTCGTCTGCTTTAGCTTTCGTGATGTGCGCGGTAACGAATGGTTCGGCTTTTACCCTAGAGCCATCCGCAAGACGTATCTCTGATACGCCAGCTTCGGCCAAAGCGTCAGGAAGGTCGTGCTCTTGTACGGAACGCAATTCTTCTTTTTTCGCTTTCAGTTCTAACTCGAGCGCAGTTACCCCGCGCTCCAATTCGAGTTGTTTATTTGCCAACTCAGCAATGCGATGTATTTCACCATCGGTTGCCTCGACTGCTAGGGTATTTATTGCCTCGCCCCCGAGGATATCGTCGAGTATGTCTTTATCCAATTTTATTCTCCATAAAGACTACAGCTTATAGGGATATATAATTTTTCTTGCCTATCCCATTTCAGCAAGTTCACCTCCCCGTCTAGGTAGTCTGAAGCTATTGCAACAGTTAAACCTATAAGGGTCGGATCTCCAGAAAGCAAAACGTAATCGCCTTGCTTTATATTCTTTAACCCCTGATGAATCTGTTCAATCGCCCACTTAGCGTCAAAACTGATCTGGTAATTTGGGGGCAATAGAACTTCTATTTCTCCAAATTGTCTAGCAGGGGTGAAATTGTGCTTGCCCGTCTCTTGCACCAGATAAACGCTACTGGACATTTTTCCTCCGTTTTTTACCCTATATCTGTCTGGGTAGGTTTTAAACTACGTTTTAATGTCTAAGTCCATCATAATCTCATAATCTCATAATTTAGTAGTTAACTGTATGTTATAGCTAGTAAACTATCCTATGATAAAACATATGACATTATGAGAACGATAAGCCGTCGCGGGGTGAAATCGCCTTTTGAGAAAAATTATCTGCTAGATATTCACTATAGGCGTCGATATAACGAATAACATTAGCCCGTACCTTCTTTTCTAAGACTTCGATATCTACCACGATTTTATCTCGTATATTTATATAAACATCAGCCAAGAGCCAGTTACCCATATACATCTGTTCTAAACAATAAAACAGCAACTCAATGCGGTCAGCTATCTTTATATAAAGGTTTTCACGTCCCCAAGACGGAACACCCCCATGTTCAGTTTTCCAGCCCATATCTTTCAAAAAACTTTTTTCGCGCTCTTCAAGAGCTTTTTCTAAATCCGGATTATCCCATTTTACATTAGCAGGTATATCCCCCGTAACAACTTCAGGAACGTCATGGCGAAGCGCAAACACTAAACCGTCTTTTGATATATCTGGAAACAGGTCTAAGAGGATCATGGACAGCCCCCAAGTGTGGGCGGCTACGTTTTGTTCCTCCCCATTAACAGGGCGTATATGCAGACGCCGTATGCGTCCTGCCATCCGCGTATTATATATTTTCTCGGAAAGAGGGTATTGGCCCATAACTCTATCCTTTCTGTGGGTTTACTCGAAAGCTATACTATATTATAACCGCGTCAACGTATAGGGGTTTTTTATGACATTTAAATTTAAGACCAAACCGTATAACCACCAGCTAAAAGCACTGGAGGTTTCCTACCAGAAGAAGTCGTTTGCGCTCCTTATGGATATGGGAACAGGTAAATCAAAAGTTCTTATTGATACGATCGCAGCTCTTGACAGAGCTGATGAAATAAATTCTGTTTTAATCCTTGCTCCAAAAGGTGTTTATAAAAACTGGGTCGGAAAAGAGATACCAGCACATTTACCCGACAGTGTTAAACACAAAGTTGCGTATTGGGCTTCGCCTTTAACTAATAAACATAAGGATGCTATTCGCGATATTTGGCGACCAGACGAATATTTGCATATCTTCGTAATGAATATTGAAGCGTTATCGACAGGCAAAGCAGAAGAAGTCGCAACTAAATTTATTTCAGCACATGGCGGTGCGACCCTTATTGCTATTGATGAATCTACAGTTATAAAGAACCACAAAGCCCGAAGAAGCAAGGCGGCAATGCGGCTATCTAAACGTTGTAAATATAAACGGATTCTTACAGGGTCTCCTATTACAAAAACACCGCTTGATTTGTTTTCTCAGTTTCAGTTTCTAGGAGAAGAATTACTAGGCTTTAAATCATATTATGCTTTTTGTGCTCGTTACGCGGATATGATAAAACGCAGTGCATCAGGAGGCGGTCACCAGTATAATCAGATACTTGGGTTTAGAAACCTTGACGAGTTAACTGAATCAATAAAGCCTCACTCGTATCGTGTCACAAAAGAAGAATGTCTTGATTTACCTGAAAAGACTTATACGATGCGAACGATAGAGTTGACCTCTGAACAAAAGAACCTATACGATCAAATGAAAAAGACCGCTGTAACCTTGTTAGATGATATGGAAATGGTAACAGCTAACGCAGTTATTACTCAGTTATTACGCCTACACCAAATTAGTTGTGGTTTTGTTAATACAGATGATGGTAATGTGGTTGAAATTAAAAACAACCGCATGTCCGAGTTACTCGCGATCTTAGAAGAGTTAAACGGTAAAGCAATCATTTGGGCTAACTACCGACACGATATTCTCGCTATCGAAAACGAAATATCTAAAATTTATGGATCAACATCTGTTGCCACTTATTTCGGCGATACTGATGGCGAAGAACGGCAAAATATTGTAGATCGTTTTCAAGAAGATGAAGAACTACGCTTTTTTATTGGACAGCCTCGTACAGGTGGGTACGGTTTGACTTTAACTGCTGCTTCAACAGTAATTTATTATAGTAACAGTTATGATCTTGAAGTAAGGTTACAGTCAGAAGATCGTGCGCATAGAATCGGTCAATCTAATGCGGTTACATACATCGACTTAATCGCGCAAAAAACGGTAGATGAAAAAATAGTCGGTGCGCTTCGAAAGAAGATTAACATCGCAACACAGGTATTAGAAGAAGATTGGAAAAAATGGCTGATTTAATTCAAGAGTTCAAGGATATTAGAAAACGATCAGGGCTATCTCAAAAAGATGTATCGGAAGACACAGGCGTAAGTTTGATAACCGTGTACACGTGGGAAGCTAAACAACGGCAACCCACCCTGTCTAATTTTAATAAAGTCCTAAACAAGATGGGTTACGAAGTAACTATCCAACCGCTCGCATCCGTTGAACAAGACGTTCAGCACGGTTAGTTACCTGTTTATACCAACGTGAATCTATCATCTCGTCCGCTGCTTTGTTCCAATCACGAGCGTCGACACCCGCTTTCATACCCTTAAATTTAGATAGACGAGGGTATCCAAGGTTGAACATCATGTTAGCTACGATCAACTGTACGTCTTCGGGTAAATCGCCGAAGTCTTGGTACAAGTTTTCACAATCATTTATGACGACCTGTATATCCTCTTCAAACGCTTCTAATACTCGCTCAGACGACACAGCAGAACCGACATCTAATCCATATTCAGGATCGTTTTTCCTAATTAGATGACCAATACCAAAGGTTGGAAGGTCAAGGTGATCAAGATAGACTGCGTACACGCAACCTTCGTCTGCCTCAAGGTCTCTCTTTAGTTTTCCTATATCCATTATTTTTTCCCGAAAAATTTAGTTGCTGACCGGACTCCGAAACTAGCTGCTACAATCACGCCTAACGTATACTGATACCAATCGGGCATTACTTCCAAAGCAGCAAAACCCTCTGCAACAATAGTTCTACCCCACTCCCCAGCAAAAGCGAGGATAAGTGGAATTGAAAATAAAATAGTTAGCCATTCATCTTTCCAAGATGATTGGCTACCTTTTGCCATTAACTTTTCCCAATCAGCTGTCGAAGTTGCCGCTGAAACCATTACCTTAGCTTCAGCTTCAGCCTTCGCTTTAGCAACCGCAGATTTACCACGTTGTTCTTCTGTTTTTGAATCCATCCACGACCCGATTAGGCCAGAAACAGGTCCGATTAGTGCTTGTAGCATCAGTACACCTTTACTTTTTCTGTATCTACTTGCTTAGGTACGCAGTATGCTGTTACCCTATCCTTCGCATCAAGGTATTGAGAATACTGATAGTTGCCGTACCTTTTTGATACTTGTGAAGCGAAGTAGTTACATTCTGTAACAGAATAAAAATACATATTGCTAGACTCTAGCTTCCGAAATTCTCCCGTGCCCAAATATACCAGCAGCAAGAAGGCGTCTATCATTTACGACTCATCCATGCAGTAGTACCCATATACGCGCCAACGATACCCGCGCCACTAATATAGAATAAACTACTAATTTCGCTTAGTGCTGAAATACGTTCAACAGAAACCCACGGGGTAAACATGGCTGCAGTAAACACGCCCATACCAATTAAGGTAAATCGCGCCATACGCAACTGAGCTAAACTCTTTCGCAAATCACGTTCTGTTTCCCGTATTTCCTTGACATGTTCTAGTTCCTCGTCAGTTATTTCTCCGTCTCCGTCTAAATCATATTTAGCGTATTCAGTGTCGGCTTGAAACTTCTTACTCATTTTTGACTCTCGCGTACTGCTTTAAGAGTCTCTTGTACTGTCATTTCTTTTTTAGCGTTTGGATCATATTTACATTGATACTCTGACGGAATAAATTCCATATATTCAAAAACTTGGGATTCTATAGTATTATTTGCACCTTTAAACACACAAATAGTTTGTTTATTTTCTAATTTTTCGCACTTAACTTTACGACAAGTAATCATAAGATCGTCAGCTTCTGCTGCTTTATTTTGTAGAAATACGATAAATAGATAAAGTGTAAAAACTCCTAATCCGACAGTCGCAGTCCAAGCAATAATTTCAATAAATTTTTGACGTCGCTCTCTTTGTTTATATAAAGTCTCTTGCCGCCGTTTACGGATTTGACCTTCCATACGAACAAGCTCTTCCCATTTCGATCTGCCCAATGTTAAGCCGATCCATTGCTGAAGTTCGTATCTTTGCTGTTGCGCTTTTTGTTTAGCGGCGAATGTTTCGATCGCTTCTTGTTCAACGGATTTACCGCTAAATAGTTTTTTGAAAATAGGAGGGTTTTTAGCCTCTTTTTCCATTTGGTCAAGATCAGATAACGCCCCCATCCAACGCGAAAGGTCAGACGCCATTGATTCTATATCACGACCAATTGCAAACCCTTTTTTTAATACTCCGAAGGCCGCTGAAGCAGTGGCCATTGCACTTACTGGATCCATGCGTCATCTGTTCCCTGCTTCAAGTTCTTGTAAAATAGCTCTCGCAGCATTCGGTTTATCGACAGGTAAACCTCTATCATCAGGGTAGTCGTAACGACCTAATAAAACTCGACCTAATGTTTTTTCTACTTCAGCGGCGAATATTGATTTTTTAGATAATTTAGCTAACTCTGCCATAGCCCTTGGGTCAGAAAGAGCGATTGTTAAAGCATCTTGTTTTACGTTTCCTCGAATTTTGTTAAAAGCTGTCAAAAAACGACCAGGACGCGTAAACATACCAACATAGCCCCGAATAAGACCTGTTAACATATTTCCTTCTTGACGTGCTCCTCGTTTTGGAACTTCTGTAAGAGCTACTTCTGTAGCGTCAACAACAGTGCGAAGATTATTTACATAATCCGCGCCAAAAAGTGTCGTCATCTTATCTTTATTACCGTCTATATATTCGCGCATTGCAGCAGGATCTACGACTTCTCGACCGTTAACAGTCTTTACCCTACCCGCCGCAGGATCCCACATATCTTTATAAACGAACGCTTTAAATGTATCTAAAAGATCGGGAGATTCTCGTAGTAACGAATAAACTTGATCGAATTTAGCAAACCGATCAGCTTTCCATGTATTTTCAAATATAGTTTCTGGCTCAAGAGCTTTACCACCCCCGAGATCAAATTTATCATTGATTTTAGCTAGAGTAGCTTTTTGTCGTGCTTGAATCTGAAGCACTTGTTCAGAAAATTCTGTAGCTGAACCTAACGCATTTCTTTCAGCTTGAGTTAAATAAGTATCCATTGCCGTACCGTAAGTTTCTATAAAACGATTATGGGCGACAACATCTATTTTTTGTATTTGACCACGGCTATCTTTTTTTACTACTGTGTCCTGCCATTTTTTACGGATAGTTGCACCTACATCTGCAAATAAATCGGCGTTAGCAGGAGTATTAAGTTCAGAAGCAATATCTAAGACAGCGGTTTTTCCTGTACGGTCAGGTTGAAATAATAAGTTCCACGCCGCTTCTGGGTTTTTAGCATTACGCAATTTAGCGACTGCGGACTTTGTTGTATTTCTAAACCGAGCAGAAAAATCAGCAAAACTATCGTCTAGTGCACGCAGTTCATCAGCCATTCCTGCGGGAGCATCTTTACGAGAAAGAATTCGAGTTCGTGCCGTTTCTAATGCGTCAACCATTCCTGAGATAGTTTCAGGGCTAGGTGCGTCTTCGCCTCTTTGAGCGGCATTAAACGCCTTACGTTCTAGTCGTCTTAGGTCACGAATATTTTCGTTAAGGGTACGAAGAGAAACAGGTTTTACTTTGATAGCCGCGCCAGATTGACTTTCTAAAAAAGAATCAAGAACTCTATTTATAACTTGAGTATCTTGTGGACTTGCAAAAGGTCGATCAGGTAGTGTTTTTCTTATATCAAGGGCAAAGTTTACAGCTTCAGTAGGTTTTATACCGCCCTTACCGATAACAACAGAGTTGATATCAACCCCAGTTGCTGCAGACCAACGACTAAATAAATCTTCGTATTGTTTTCCGATAGCCGTACTAGCAATTGCATAAGAATCACCAATAGCGTCTCTAGCAGCAGCACCTATAGACGAGGCGTCTGCTACGCTAGATGGTAGATTAACTGCATCGTCGATTGCTGTTTGTACGTTAGAAAGCGAATTATCAATAATCTCTTGAGTTTGTCTAGTTTGCGTTTCTAATCGGATCGCCGCTTCAGTTTGAATATTTTCGCCTAAACGTAAACGTTCTACTTCACCTGCTTTCGCAGCTGTGCCTTCTACGCCTACGGGCATAGGGGGTTCAGTTGCAGCTTCTTTTACAGCTCTTTCAGCAGTTAACGCCGCTGTTCGACTAGGGGTTAATATCCCTTCTGCCGTTTCTCGAGAGGGCGAAGTAATTACACTTGCTTCGCGTTCAGCAAGCTCTGTAGCTGATGCTTGCATCGCTGCTGCATCACCTACATTAGTAGCGTCTTTGGCTGCTGCTTCTAATACTTGCGCTGAGGAAGGAGTTATCCCTTTTTCAGCCGCTGCTTTACCAGCCGGAGAGGTAACATATTTTTCATAAGCTCGCAAAAACGTAGCTTCATCAATATCAAAATTAAATTTTGGGTTTGCTAACCCAATACCCCTAAGAACAGGGGCAAACATTTTAAAAGCTAATGCGCCCCCAACACCAAAGGCTCCTGACCATTTTGCTTCTTCAAAAGCCTGACCTAAAATTTGTTCGTCAGTTATGTCTTCAGGTAAATACCCCATACTTTGAGCAAATCTTAAACGAGCTAATGAAGTCGCCCCTGCAGCTAATGACGATGCAATAATAGAAGGTACACCTGTTTGACCAACTCCTGGAATGCTTGCAGCTAAAACACCAGCAGTTACTTCAGTTGCAATAGGCAATAAAGTATCTGCGGATATATCAGCTAAATCTCCAGGAAGATCTAAAACGTTATCAAGAGTCGCATAAGGGTCGATAAGGTTATACTTCCCATCGAACCTTGGATCTTTAAATTCTAGTTTATTACTAACAGGACCAACACGAAGACCAAAATCATAGTCTTCGTTAACAAGACCTTCACCAGTAAAATAACGTTTTAAGTTATGCTCTACATTTTTCTTTTGAAGCTCTGGATCAAAAAGAGTTGTCGTACTTAATTGTGCACGCAACAGCGTAGGTAATCCTTCGTTAAGTATTCCTTCTTGAGCTACTTGTTGAGCGGTGCTTCTTAATTCAGGTTCATCTCCGTAATCGCCGAGGAAAGATTTGGATAAATAATCAGCAATATTTGAACCAATATCAGGTAGTGCATTAAAAGAAGGTGGCCTAGTTTGAACAGGAGGCGTAGCTGTAGGAAGAGCAGAGGTCGAAGCTGCATTAGCCGACGACTGCGAAAGCCTTTGTAAAATCAAAGGATCAAGATTAACTACATCATCTTCTGCCATTAGGGTGTCGCCTGTTGTTTAAATTTATCTAAAATATCGGCAGGAACTGTGTTTATAATAACGTCTAATTGATTAGGTGTAATGTATGAAGGGTCTGACGGATCGAGTTGTGAACGTCTCGCCGCATCGTTAAGAACGTCAATAAAACTAAGTTCTCTTGCTGAATATGTTGGTTGTCCATCAACGTTACCTGCGCCATCCCCACGATAAGCGTCTACTGATTGGAATTTAATTCGACCGTTAACTAACCCAACCCGATCAGCAAGACCAGTTCGAATTCCCTCATTATTTTTTAAAAAACTAGGTAAATTAAATTTAGTTTTATTAGCAATCTCATCGTCACTTAACTTTTCAACATCTCTTAAATATTTTATATTCGCGGGAGACTGATGAACACTATCAAAACTAATCGCATAAGCATTAGTTGCTGTATCGAGAGCTTGGTTAATACCCGTAATCAACATATCTGCATTAGCAAACCATTTACCTTCTGCTATATCACCGCCACCAAAAGTAACAAGAGCCGCTGCCACGTCTTTATCCGTTAGCTTACCTGTTTCACGGCTACCCGCTAAAGCGTAAGCAAAACTCATTAATTGACTTTGTACTTCAGCATTTCCTTGAGCAAGACTTTGCAAATTAGTAAAGACTTTGCCGACTGTGGTGTTACCGATTCTTTGTGTACTACCCAACATAGACGGCGTAATAACGCCACTAGCATAATTACCAGCGTTATCGGAAGCCCGTTCGCCAAAGGCTCCAGTTACAGCATCTAGCTGTCCTTTAGCCCCACCGATAAATTTACCAAATTGCGCAACAACACCTACCGAATCCGCAGGGGCGGGAGTATTAGATAAAGATCTTAAAATATTGTCACCAAGACCAAAAGCGGCTGCGAGACTATCTCCTTGTTTAGAAAGTGTTACAGCTTTACTAGCTGCATCAGCAGCAGTAAATGCTCCTGCCGCACCTTCACCTGCAGCCACCATGCGTCCTTCTACGAAAACATAGCTTTGAGGAGATTTGCGTTCTGATAGTATATCAATCCGCCCTTCAACTTCATTTAATTCATTAACTATTCGTTTATATTCATCACTATCTGTGTTAGTAATTGCGTTTCTTGCTGTAATTAGTTCAGCTCTAGCTGTGAATTGCCGACTAAGCTCGTCTTGACCACCTATAGATTTATCTACGCTTAAAACATTCGTCATTGCTAGTTCGGTAGCTGGTTTAGATTTATCACTAAACCCTTGTACTTTATATTCCTTACCAACTACAAAAGCCTCTGGGAAAGCGGTTGGAAAGGCGGTCTTATAACGATTATAAGTAGCTTCATCAGAAATAGTAAAAGTAGATTCTACAATATTCGACGCATCAGAAATATTATCTAGTTTTAGACCGTTGTTTTTTAACAAGGCGTAAAAAGTCGAAGGTACTTGATCAACAGAAACGCCTTTAAACGCATTAGGAAAACGAGCGATAATCGGTAACGCTTTTTCTTTTTGATCAGAAGTCAAAGTATTAATCGAAGATGTAATCGCTGTTGACCTAGCTTTAGCTTCTGCGTCAGAAATTTTTTCTTCTGCTTGAAAAAATTTAGCAAGATCCATCGCTAAACTAAGTGAGTCAGTTTTTTGTTTAGCAAGTTGACCTGCGAGCTGAACACCTAATGTTTTACGTGATTTTTCATCCTCTCGGAAAATACCGAAAGCTAGTTTATCCATCATGTCAGACCGCGCACGTGCTTCTTTTCCTCGCGCTTTACCGGCAGCTAAACCTTTTTTACCTGCTCCACCTATATCACCTAAAAACGACCCTGTGCTTGTTTTAGGATCAAGCAAATCTAGACCAATAGTTAAAGCAACGTCTGCCCATACAGGAACTTCATCGTCTTTCTTTAGATCGAAAAACTTTTGAACTTCAGCTTTTGCGGCTTCGGGTGTTGTTTTTTCACCAACTAAACTTGCTAAAAGTTGAGTAGACGAAGTGTCGTTTTGAAGTTTTACAACAGCCCCTAAAATTTTTGCTATTTCAGGATTTTCATTATGAATACCTTGTACACTAGGGTCGACTTTACTATTATCGTCTGTCGCCATAGTCATAAGTTTGTCGGGATCAGCGTTATCTAACCTTGGACCGAATATTTGTTGGCCTACATCTTTTGCAGCTTCATCACTAAGCAACTGGTTCTGCGTAGTTTCAGGAAACATACCCAAACTCATGCCTCTTCCCGCATCAATTTGAGGCATACTCATTCCTGAAGTATTTTGCGGAAAACCTACACGCGGTGCAGTTTGTTGCAAAAACAAAGATTTTGCAGCTGCAGGAGTCAAGGTCTGAGGATCAAGAGCCATTATGGAGTTCCTCCACCAAGATTTAATCCAGGCCCACCAAATGCTTGTGGGCGATAACCTAATTGACCAGCTAATCCTAGACCCGTTGCAGCAATACCTGCGATCTGGCTTAATGGACTTTGAGTAGGTGATGTTCCTATAGAAAGCGAAGACTGAGTAGTCGGAACACCGCGAATTAGATCACTAAAGAAGCCTAACCGCTGGTACGGTTCATAAGATTGTTGAAGCGCAGTAGCTCGCTGAGCATCCGCAACACCTTGTGCTTGTTGCTGGTAAAGAGAACCAATACCAAGGAGGTTAGAAATATCTTGCTGACCAAGTTGTTGTTGCTGTGCACCTAATCCAGCCATTTGTCCACCGAACTGACCTAACCCTTGAGCGACTCGTTGTTGTTGACCAAGTGCAGATTGATACCCAGCCTCACGTAATTTAGCCGACGTATCTGCGAATTGCCGACCAGCGGCTCCTGCTAATTCCGTTTGTGCAAGACGTTCACGAGACCCACCAAAAGCTCCTTGGGAAACAGCGTTTCCTGCAATACCTTGCGCTTGAATTTGACGATTACGTTCGATATCTTGACCAACTTGGTCAATAACATCTTGCGTATAAGGACTCATAAATTGGCGATAAGCCGTTGGGTCTGCAAGTATTCCAGCACCCTGCGTAGTCAAGTTTGTCGCAGATTGTATAAAAGGACTATATGCACCAACACCTTGATTAGCTAATTGACCAGCTTGAATCTGTTCTGGAGTTAGTCCTGCAACTTGTATATTAGGAACGTTTTGAGGCGTCTGAACTCGCTGATAACCCGATTCAAGGAGCTTACGAGTATAATCCTCCATAAAAGGAGCAAGGCGGGTGATGTTTTCTACTGTTTGTGTAGTCATAAATTGCTCCTACGCTTTTGCGTTAGCATCAGCTTTACGCTCGAACGCTCTCATAATCCCCATCATAGTTTTTGCACCACGGTCAGGGTTATTTTGCCCAGTCGGATCCGCCCCCGCTACCGCTTTGCCCGTTTGAACAAATTCTGTATTAGAAAGTAACGTTGGAATTTTATCATCTCTTGGTCCTCCTGGACCTGTAATATAACCACCGTAAGCGGCTCGCCTAAACATAGGGCGTCCAAGCGGATCACGTTGGAACGGCTGGTAATTAGTTACATAATCAGCAGGATTAGAAGACGATATTTTTTGTTCTAAACCAAACAAGGAACTTTGCGGCGGAGGCGTTAATTCATCTGGCAAAGGAGGATTTTCACCTCTAGCTAAAGCAGCATAATATTGATCTACAATACTGCGTCTATCTGGGATAGCTACTTCATCTGGTTTCATAGCGTCTGTAAACATTCCACTAATAGCGGGAGATAAAGCTAACGCCGCCGCTGTTCCTGCGGGTACAGCGGCTAGTTGTCCCATAATCCCAGTTCCTGCGGCCTGTGGTAAGGCTCCTGCGGCGGCGTTACCTGTTAAGCTACCTAAAGTAGGCGCACCGCCCCCAGCGGCGGCTATACCGCTATCTAATCCTGGACCAAGAAACTTTGCTCCTGCAAAACTCATACCTGCTGTAAGAAGAGCTTGTTCAGGTGATTGACCAGCAGCTAACCCTCCGATACCACCACCTATAGCGGCTCCTGCAGGACCACCTACTGCAAAACCTACAATAGAACCAATCATAGGTGCAGCTTTTTTAAGGGTTTTTCCTAAAGATTTAAAGAAAAACTCAGGTTGTCCTGTATCGGGGTTAATTGAATTTAGTTCGTTGCCAACAATATAACGCTCGGGGTTTGTAATCCCAACAGCCTTCATTTGTTTAAATAAACTATTTTTTAATTTAGGGTTTGCTTCTAAAACTTCAGCAGGAACTACCGTCTCACCTTCCGCCGCGTGAACAATATAATTGTCCTCATAGCGACCGAGAGAAGCTAAACCTTTAGCTATATTTTCATATTGAGCAGTTTGCTGCATATTCATCACCTTTTTAGAAAGATACCTCTTTCTTAATTATGACGCAACTGTTGTTAAGAAATAGTCACCGTCACTGTTCCAACTGAAGTTGTTGCTCTTACACTGCCAGAAAATATATCCGTAGTCGCAACTACCCTTAAAAACCCTGCTTCCCCGATATAAAAATCTCCGTTTTCCAAAATATTTGCCGCGCCTGAACTAGAAATACCTTGAAAATTAACTTTTGCATCACGAATTTCATCTATTACTCGATCTAAAGCGCGAGCTAGTTGATTAATGTAAACAGGATCATATTGATCAGGAGCGATCGGTAGTATTGGTCGTACAACTTTTTTAGTCATCGTCTACCGTCCGGACGAACATCTATTCGAGGTGCGCCTAACCGCCAATTTACTCCTATTCCAGTGTTTTCAACTCTAATCGACATTTGTCGACCACGTGCTCTAAGATCAATTTTATCTGTGTATTGCTCTACAGGAGACGTAGCTGTTCTTACCGCAGAATCTGAAGGTGATTCAGTAAAATTATCACCTCCAAAATCTCTACTACGAATTGTAAATAAAGCAGCAGGATTAGTAGCAGACGATCCACTAAAACTTAAATCAGGAATAATCCTATTGACTAACATAAATTGATTACCGTCTCCAATATCAAAATCAGAAGACTCAACAAAAGCATTAATTGCTGCAGCACTACCGCTACTATAATCGTCTAAACCCCGTTCATGGTCATATAAATAAAAGTCTGTTCCTGTACCTTGGGGAAAACTACGCAAGCCTGTTGCACGATCGTTCCAAGTTGTTCGCACTAAAGTACCGTAATACCAAACTTGTTGCCCATAATTATAAACAACGTATCTATCAATTTCAGTCGACCCCGATGAACAGTAATACCACCAAATTTCTGTTTGACTAGCAATCGAACCACCATGAAATTTAAACGATTGTTGATTATTCATATCGTTAAAAACGTAATCACGAACGGTACACGGTATGGCTTGTATCCGACCATCGTAAACATAAAAATTTTCTTGACCCATCCAAAATACAACGTCATTTACACCTACAACTGTATTTGGTCCTGCAATACGAATATTATCACCAAGCATTGAAACGCCGAAAGTAAACGGTGGTCCAAGGAATTGCATGGAGTACAAGGCTTGGTCTGTCCAAACTAATATTTGTCGACTTGTCTGGATTGCTGTAATAATTTCGCTACCTTTAGATAAACGTAAATCTCCAGCAGTATTAGTTGCTCTTGGTGTCCAATCAACTACAGACTCCTGACTAGAAAACCTAATAAGAAGTGGGTCTTGAACAGCTGAACCTATTTCATTAGTACCAAAAGCAATACAATGACGATCAACGTCAGACACTAAAATTTTACGAGCTACTGTAGGAACATCGCTTGCTCCCGTAAGGCTGGTTAAAGATACAGCTCTTGTAGACGTACCATTAGTAGCGTCCCAATAAAAAATCTCTCCATTCATAACATTAAAAATTAAATCTTCACCAAAGTTGTCTGCGGCCCAAAGACGTAATGTAATACCTGCAAGAGCACCAGAACTAGACCCCCACTCAAAACGACCCCATGTACCTGCGCCCCAACCCGTACCAAGAATCGTAGTTGTTATACCAACGTTGATCTGGAAAGCAGCAGTACCAGACGATCCGCCACCTGCTGTACTGCCAGAAGAAGCAGATCCTGCGGTGCTAATAGTAAATGTGGTGGTGGTTGGTACACTTGTAATTTTGTGCTCAATATTTAACTGCGCCGCCGTAACGCCATCAGTAGTTGCAAGACCCGCAAGTGTAACAAAGTCGCCTGTGGTTGCGCCATGTGTTGATTGCGTAGTTACGGTAACTACACCGCTGCCAGCACCGCCGGTTGTGTTTACAGGATTTGACCCAAGACTCAATGTAGATCGAATCGGAGTAATGTCATTAAATACGCCGGAGTCTTCAAGAAAGACCTTTTGTTCTGTACCTATAAACAATAAATTAGCTGAAGCTAAAGTAACAAAATCAAAAATTTTACGAGCTATACCAATAAACTTGTTATCCGATACACGAATCCAACCACCTATGCGCTCAACATAGCCGTTACGATAACGAATCTTGTCACCATCAAACCAACCACCTTCGTTAGAGTAATTTGTACCCTCTCTGTTGATTCCAGGTTTGAATTGTAACTTGCTTAACGGCATTCATTACTCCGCATCTGCAATGGTCAACTCGCCAGCGGCTACCTGACGCATGATTTCGTCGTAGTGGCGGTTGTTTGGGTCCATAGGCACAGACATTGTTTCGCCATCAATGACTGCGCTTACCGAAACATTGTTTCCGTTTTCGTCTGCCCAATATTGTGCTGATGTTATGTTCATCTGATTCATGACTACAACTCCGCATCCAAGAAAATACCATCCTCTGTTTGGTTTCTGCCAGCAACTATAACAGCCTCTCCTGAAGTTCCCGGAGTACCTGCTACCGTCAGGGCTGTCCATATAGAAGTTTGGATAGTTCCGCTGTTGTTAATATTGCATCCAGTTCCATTATCATTTGTGCCTCCGTTGAGGCCATGAACTGTAGTAGCTTTGTGAGTCATCGTAGGTGATGCCCTCATTGAAGTGGCAAGAGGAAGACCAAACTGACACTGACTTGATGTTCTCCACCCTCCTGAAACAGCACTGTTATTGGCATTTATTGGATTTTGAAAATACCTCTGACAC